CCCATCATTGCCCGATACAACTGGCCCGGTCGGTATAAGCCAATGGAGCACCAGATTGAAACGGCTTCATTCCTAACAACGCATCGACGTGCGTTTGTATTCTCGGAACCGGGTACAGGTAAAACGCTCTCAGCCCTGTGGGCTGCAGACTACCTGATGAAGGCTGGGCACGTGCGCCGTTGCTTGGTTTTGTGCCCTGTGTCAATCATGCACTCGGCGTGGATAGGCGACATAAGTAACAGCATTATCCACAGAAGCGCTATCGTAGCCCACCATCAACAAGCCTCTCGACGAATTGAAATGGTGCAAGGCAACTACGAGTTTGTAATTACGAACTACGAAGGGTTAAACCTCATTGCCAACGAGATTAACGCAGACGGTCGGTTTGACTTGGTGATTGCTGACGAGGCCAATGCGTATAAAAATGTTTCTACTAAACGCTGGAAGTCTCTGAATAAAATTATCCATTTAGGCACACGCTTGTGGATGATGACCGGAACCCCGGCGTCTCAGTCCCCTCTCGACGCGTACGGCTTGGCTAGGCTGGTGAACCCCACGGGGGTGCCGAAGTTTATGACAGCGTGGCGCGACGCCACAATGCTCAAGGCAACCCAGTTTAAGTGGATACCAAAACCCACTGCCCAAGAACAAGTCCATGCGGCGCTGCAACCAGCCATACGGTTTACAAAAGCCCAGTGCCTTGATCTGCCACCTGTTATTACGGAGACACGCGATGTACCCCTCACACCCCAGCAACGAAAGTACTACCAGATCCTTAAGGAACAGATGCTTGTCAAGGCGGCAGGTGAGACTATCTCGGCGATTAACGCCGCCGCCGAAGTTAACAAGCTCCTTCAAATTAGTGCTGGTGCAGCCTATACAGACAATGGAGAGGTTGTTGAGTTTGATTGCTCACCAAGACTGGCGGTCTTGATGGAGGCGCTGGAGGAGACCCAGCGCAAGGTGTTAATATTCGCTCCCTATCGTCATAGCATCGACACGATTTACAACTACCTGACTAAAAACAATGTGTCATGTGACCTGATTCATGGAGATGTGTCGCCTTCCAAGCGCACAAAAATATTTAAGCAATTCCAAGAAGAAGCAGACCCAAGGGTGCTTGTCATCCAACCACAGTCTGCCGCCCACGGGGTAACCCTTACTGCTGCCGATACGGTGGTCTTTTGGGGTCCTGTGTTATCGACCGAAACCTATATTCAATGTTGTGCCCGATCCGACAGGAAAGGCCAGGACAGCGATAAGGTGACGGTCATCCACATCCAGGGCAGTGAAATAGAACGCAAAATGTTTAAGCGTCTGGCTGACCGGGTGGAGGACAACAACCTGCTGGTAAAGCTTTATGAAAAGGTTGTTGACAACAAGTAAAATGTTTGACAAAATAGGAAAAAACAGAAAGGAGCTTTACATGACAGAAGAAATTATTCCATTGGACAAGCTGGCTAAAATTTACCGGCGCATCCGCACGAAGATCCAAGAGCTAACTACGGAGTACGAGACGGAAGTCGAAGCGCTCAAGGTTCAGCAACAGGAAATAAGTAACGCCATGAAGGACCACATGATGGCGTCGGGCCTTAAAAGCGTTCGCACCGACGAAGGCACAATCATGCTCGGACACAAAACCCGGTATACAACCAACGACTGGGATTCGTTCAAGAAGTTTGTGCTTGAGCATGAGGTGTTGGACTTGTTTGAAAAACGCATTGCGCAGAGCAACATGGCGCAGTTCCTTGAAGAAAACCCTGGTGTAGTTCCTCCAGGCCTAAACTCCGACAGTGAGTACACCATCACTGTTCGCAAACCTACACGATAAGGAGAAGTAACTATGAGTAATGTCGTTCAATTTAACCCAAACAAAGCCCCCGCCTTTGCCAAGAAACGTGGGGAATTATCTGATGTCGCCAAGGCCCTGATGGGTGGAGGCGGAGGTGGTGGCGGTGGCGGTAAGCGCATCTCAATTAAAGGCGGTGTGTTTCGCTTGCTGGCTGACGGCAAAGAGATCGCGTCAATTGAAGACCGGCACCTAGACGTAGTAATCGCTAATGCAGCAGCAGACATTGGGCGCACCTTCTACGCAGGCGCTTATGACCCCGAGAAGTCTGTCGCTCCTGACTGCTGGTCGGCTGACGGCAACACCCCCTCGGTTGAAGCAAAGAACCCCCAGTCGAAGACTTGCGCGACCTGCCCTCAAAATGTGAAGGGTTCTGGTAGTGGCGAGAGCCGTGCTTGTAAGTTCTCCCAGCGCCTTGCGGTTGTTCTTGAGAGCGACATGGGGGGAGACGTGCTGCAGCTTCAGGTGCCTGCTGCTTCGTTGTTTGGTCAGGCTGAAAGCGAGAACATGCCTTTGAAGGCATACGCCAACTGGCTCGGTGCGCAGAACATCAGCCCTGACGAGGTTGTGACCCGCATGAAGTTTGATACCAAGGCACAGTCGCCCAAGCTTTTCTTCCGTCCAGTTCGCTGGCTGGATGATGACGAGCACGACATTGTCCTTGAGAAGGGCAGTTCTGAAGAAGCCAAAAAGGCCGTCACGATGACGGTAGCTAAGACAGACAAGGCGCCTGACGCCCCTGTGCTGGAGGCCCCCAAGAAACCCAAGGCGAAGGAGCCTGTCGAGGATGATGTCGACGAGCCAGAAGTACGGCAGGAAAAAGCATCACCCGCCCCCAACAAGCGCAACAACCTAGCATCTGTAGTTGCTGACTGGGATACCGACGACTAATTATGGAGGGGGGAAAGCGAAAGCAAGTACCCCTTAAAGCATGCCTTACTCAGAGAAAACAAAACAACTTATTACAGACGCCCCTCAGTCGCTTGGCAATGAACTGGCCCGTTGGGCCATGGTGCGGGACATATCCGTGCAGAGAATTGCGTTAGCCACTGGGGCCACTCGACAGACTGTGTATAACTGGTTTACGGGAGCAACTGAAGTCACATCGTCTTACCAAGACCGTGTGAAAGAAATTATTGACGTGCTTAAGAAAGTAACCCAGACAGAAGACGCTTGGAGAACATTATGTAATACATTCAACCTACGAGCCTGACCGACGAAGAGCTGTTCAGGACCTGCCTTCAAATCCTAATCATGGGCGAACTGCCTAAAAACTATCAGGAAGAACTTCTTAAGCGCTTTGAAAAACTGCTCGATGACGTAGCCGAAAAACAATAACTGAAGGGGGAAAAAATGCAACCGCTTGATTTTCTAGCGGCGGTGCTTCCGTCTTCTGGTGTTTACTGTGCGGCTGAGTTTAATACTAAAAAGAAAGAGCATGTTTTTGTAGACAGTCTCGATGGACTTGTGACTGCAGCGAACTCGTTTGCCGCGCAGAATCGGGATGTTTACTTTGCTCTTGCCGCTTTTAAAGAAGCAGGAAAACGGACGGCGGATAACGCTCGCGTAATACGTTCACTATTCATTGACATTGATATTAGTGAGGAGAAGAAGTACAAAACTCGTACCGAAGGCCGGGACGCTTACCTTGAGTTCATGGGGACGACTGGTATGCACACGCTGGGTGAGCCCATTGTGGTGTCCTCGGGCGGGGGGTTCCATGTGTATTGGCCCTTTACTGAAGAGGTCGAGATCGCCCAATGGAAACCTGTAGCCGAGAACTTCAAGCGCCTGTGCAAGCAAGAAGGGTTTGAGATTGACTGGAACTGTACGGCTGACGCTGCGCGTGTTTTGCGTGTGCCGGGTACGTACAACCAGAAATTCGACCCGCCTAAGCATGTAAAGATTCTGAAGGAAGGTTCAGGGCCGTTTGGTTTTGCGGCATTGGCTGAGTTTATTGAGAGCAAGCTCAAAGTTAAACCTGTACTGGCCCCTGTTTTTGAGCTATCAGGACAGCGCCCAACCCGAACCGCAAGCTCCATAGCGTTGATGCAGAACAATCGAACACTGTTTAAAAACATCATAGCTAAGACTCAGGTTGGTACCGGGTGCGGTCAACTCGCCCACTATGTAGAGCATGCGCAGGAAGATGGCATGGAGCCGCTTTGGAGGGGGCTTTTGTCGTGGACCAAGCACTCAGACGACGCAGATAAAGCCTGTGTATGGCTGACCAAACAGCACCCCTACGACACCGAGCGCATGGAGCAGAAGCTTCGAGAGATTAAAGGCCCCTATGGATGTTTGAAACTCGATAGCGTTAACCCTGGTATCTGCCCAAGCTGCCCACACTACGGCAAGATTACGAACGCCCTCATACTGGGGCGGGAAGTTAGGGTGGATAACACCGAGAAAACGATTGTTCTTGAACCACAAACACAACCAATTGCACCCACACCCGCCATAATTACGAGGCCCCCACCCCCCAGAGGGTTCTCCTACGGCGCAAAGAACGGCGTCTACAGGGACAAGACCGAGCAAGACGAACAAGGCAACAACGTTACAACTCAGGTGCCTGTAATCCCCTATGACCTGTTTGTGGTTAACATATTGAAGAGCGAGGGCGAGCACATCGTCCACCTGCTGGCGCTCAAACCCCAAGGCCCTCAAGAAATTACGCTACTCCAACGGTCAATAGTATCCAGAGACGAGACGCTTAAGCGCTTGGCAGAACAGAACGTGTTGGCGGCGGGGGGCTGGAACGACAAGAACCTGTTTGAGTACGTAAGGGCGTGCGTTGAAGATGCGTCTTTCTCCCGAGCCGCCATCGAGGTACCTAGTAATTATGGCTGGCAACCCAACGACACTTTCGTGTTCAACGAGCGAGTATTTTTTAAGGGTTTACCCCCACAACACATTCCAATGCGGGGACTGGTCAACATCAACAAGGCCACCAAGCCTACCGGATCGCTGGATAACTGGTGCAAAATAGTCAACCTTCTGACCAAGAAACAGATGTACGAAGCCCTTGCCATGAGCTTGACTGGGTTTGCTGCGCCACTTATGCGGTTTACGGGCTACGACGGTATTACATTCCACCTCGGGTCTACCGAGTCGGGTACAGGTAAGAGCTTGACCTTGGAGCTTGCTGCCAGCGTATGGGGGCACCCCGTTAAGTACAGGGTCAGTAAGAATACATCCGATGTTGCCATGCAACAACGCCTTGGGTTACTACACAGCATGCCGTTGATTTCAGATGAGATCACCAGCAAAAATCGCAAAGACTTCGAGTGGGTCGCCGGCTTTATCTTTGACGTAGCAGAAGGCCAGGGTAAAGAGCGGATGGAGTCAGGCGCCAATAAAGAGCGGGAGAACACAACCTACTGGAAATCCATTGCCCTGCTATCGTCCAACACCCACGTCATTGACTACCTGACAGGCGCTCGACGGCATTCCTCGGAAGGGGAACTTCGTAGGCTTTTAGAGCTTACGCTCAACAAAGTCATTAAGTGGGAAGAAGGCGAGACGGAAATTATTTCCATGATCCGGCAGAACTACGGTGTTGCCGGTGAAAAGTGGGCGCAGTTTCTGGTGGACAACATGGAGCTTTGCCAGCAAGTGCTGGAGGATACCCGCACCCAACTGAAGAAAGAATTTAAATTTACAGACGACGAGCGTTACTGGTTGGCTGGGTGCTCGGCAAAGGTGGCGTCAGCAATTCTGGTTGGTTCAAAGTACGCTGGCATCGTTGACTTGCCGATTGAAGGCATTATGGGTGTGCTCAAAGGTATGGTTGAGAAAATCCGTAAGGTCATCAAGAGCAACTTCAGAAGCGCAGAAGACATACTCAACGCCTACATCAGGGAGTACTACGGTAAGTTCATTGTTGTGAAGTCCATCGACAACTCGCTAGCCGCATCTTTTGGAGATAGTGGCGTCATTGACCAGTCCATTACCCGCAGTGAAATCTTCGGTCGGGTTGAGCATAACGTGACTCCAGGCTACGTTGACTTCTTTATTGAGGAGTCGTTGCTCAAGCAGTATTGCTCCAGTATGAGCTTTGGATACGCAGACTTTAAGACACAGATGGCGGCGATTAGCCACGTGACCTACATGAAGAAAGACCTGATGTCCAAGACTAAAGGGCCGCAGATGCGTGTCAACGCCATGAAGATTTCCCGCAAGATTGATGATGAAGAACATATATCCGTGGAAGCAGCTTAAGCAGGGGCAGGGGTTTTTCGTACCCTGCCTCGACACGGACAAAGTTTATGAAGAAGGACTCAAGGCGGCGGTTACCGCCAGGGTCAAGGGTAAAGCCTACGTTGGGATTTTTGCTAATCGGCTTGGCGTTTTATTTGTTCTACAAGGTTCCTAAACTGCTCTGAGTATTTTATCTTAATTTTACGAAGCTCGTCCAAGCGTTCGCGCTTTTCTTCTGCCGACAAGTTGGAAGCCCTGACTGCACGTTCTGCTTTTGTAAACTCTCCCATTTGTTGTCTGAAAGTTCCGGCAGCAGACGCCAAAGACAGGTTGGCTGTATTTTCTT